AAGTAACTAAGTAACTATTTGTTAAGACAAGAGCGCGAAGCGCGATCGGCCTCCCTGGCCACACCGTAGGGCGCCGAGGCCGAGCCGCCCCCGGCGGCCGTCGCCGAGCCGCCCACCGACCTGCACGCACGGATCCATTCACTGTTTATTTTTAGCGCCGAAGGCGCCCCGGAGCCGCTTTGCGGCGACAGCGCGCCATAGCGCGTCCCTCCGGGTCACGGTGCTCAGCTCTTAGGTTCACGATAGTAAGTGACAACATCATTAACCAGAACACAAGCATTGTTGATCTGTGTAGAGTTTGGATCTCCAATAGGGAATGAGCACCAATACACAACATAGATAGGCTTATCAGGGATATTGCCTGGACTGTCATCGTCGAAGCTGACAGGTCTCTTAAAGGGGATATATTTCTCCCACACTCTATAGTTCTGTGAACGATAGTCACCTTCGGCCCAAATGCGATCCGTAGGACATGTAGGCAAGAACCACTTCTTATGAAGTAAGATACTAAACTTGTCGCTACATAAATCGTAGAGTGAACATGCCGATAGTGACAGCCCTGTTGTAAAGTTGACGTCACGCGATGACTCGTATTCTCTGAAGAAGCCAAGGTCTGTTACGTTGTATCCAGCCTTTGGTGACACAATAGCATAATTAAACCATAACGGTCCAACGTTAGTTTGATTTAACATGGAGAGTCTGAACTTCCATCCTCTGACGTTAATCAATCCTCGGAGTCTCATGTTCTGTTTCGGTCCACCGTCAACTCCGAAGTTCGAAGGATCTAGAACTGCAACCTTGTTAATTATCTGCGAGTACAGTGTAGTCGTAGTTAAGTTTTGAACGGTGACACCAGACGCCCGGTCGGTCTTGCACGCATCCATCAGAGATGGGTCTGCGCTCATCGCATACGTAACCTTGCGTCTCCATGCCGTTGGCTTTTTCCTTTTTTTGAGCAGGACTGCCGTGCCGACGTATCGTTTAGGACCGCGCGTGTTGAATTTCCTTTTCCTGCGCACGCTCCCCCGACGACGACTCCGACCACCAAAACCCATAATAAATTTTTCAAATTAATCGTGGTGCAACGCGCCGGCATACCGGAGTGAAATAAAATGAGCGCGGAGCAAAAATACAAGTGTCCGCCTAGTATTACAAAGGACACTTTTTCCCATAAAATTTGTTTGCTTAAAAATAAATCATGTCATCACCTCTTTCTATCCAGCGTCAAGCATTCTGCTTCACGTTTAACAACTACGTTCCCGAGGACGTTGACCGCATCCGTGTGTTCGCGACCACTCCTCGTGTCCAGTATCTCATAATTGGATTTGAAGTTGGTGAGCAAGGCACTCAGCATCTTCAGGGCTTTATTCAGTTGAAGAAGTCTACCCGTGGTTCCGTCGTCCAACGCCTTATCTCCGAGCGTGTTCGAATCCATATCGAACCTCTCAAGTCCACTTCCGAAGCCGCTGCTACTTACTGCAAGAAAGATGGTGCTTTCACTGAGTGGGGAACCCGATTGGACTGTACCGGACAAGGAAAGCGGTCTGATTGGAGTGACTATATCGAATGGGTCCAAGGTTTGGGTCGACTCCCAACTAAACGAGAGATTATCCTCTTTAATCCCTCCCTCTTTGCTCGATACAACCGACGCTGCCTCGACATCGCTGAAGCCCATCTCCCCACTCCAAGCCTTGTTGCGGGGGCAGATTGTCGTCCCGGTTGGCAGGACGGGCTTGCCCGATTGGTACAAGGAGATAACCACCACCCTCGAGAAATTAGGTTCTACGTCGACGAAGTAGGCAACAGTGGTAAGAGTTGGTTCACCCGTTGGGCTCTATCTAATCATCCTGACTTGGTCCAGGTGTTGAAAGCTGGAAAGCGTGATGACTTGGCGTATGCTATCGACGAGACTAAAAGTATTTTTCTGTTCGATGTCCCTCGTACTCAGATGGAGTTTCTCAATCTCTCAGTTTTGGAGATGTTGAAGGACCAGCTAGTCTTCAGTCCGAAATACGAGAGTGGTATGAAGGTCTTGATGAAAACTCCCATGGTAGTCGTATTCTCGAATGAGGAACCCGATCGTACCAAGATGAGTGTTGATCGTTACAAAGTAATTAAAATTAGGCAGATCTAAAGTAACTAAGTAACTATTTGTTAAGACAAGAGCGCGAAGCGCGATCGGCCTCCCTGGCCACACCGTAGGGCGCCGAGGCCGAGCCGCCCCCGGCGGCCGTCGCCGAGCCGCCCACCGACC